ATAACGAAAGGAACTCCTAATGACCAACCCGTTCTCTTCTGACGCACTACTGAAATCACTCAGTAATTACCCAATCGCAAAGGGCGACGTATCGGGCCACGCCTTCCACGGAAATCAGTGGGTTGGTTCTGGCACTGGTCAGGCATCCATCAAATTGATGGACAATGTTGGCAAAATCTACGACGCTTACGTCACGGGGCGAATTAGCAACGAGCAACTACGGGGGCTTTTTACTGACGGTAAGTTTGATGTTGGTCTAAAGCCAACTGTTATTGGCGAACACAATGCAATCGCAGGAAACCACGACCAAATAGCAGAGGATATGGGTGGTGGCAATAACTTTGCCAGTGAAAGCGACTACAAACAGTTTCACAACCCTGACGGCAACGCTCACGAGGATGCCGAACAAGCGCATTATGACGCAGAAAATGCCGCACGTAATGTAGTTCGCACCATTAACAAAAACGGTAGCACAAAAGACGTAATTAACGCTTTACTAAATTACATTTCCGTTGCTAGTCAAGCAAATGCCGCCTCCCTAAAGGCAGACGCAACGACACCTGAGTTTATGCGTCCTTCCCTCACTCGGTAGCCAAGTCGGGGCGAAATCCCTCAACTCTCGTTTAGTGAAATCCACTAGTAGCCTTGTGCTATGACATTAATCGCCGCTTGGAAAGACAAGAATCAGGTTTGGATGGCTGGCGATAGCGGAGCCTTTGATGGCTCAAGTGTCATCGTTTCAGCAGAACCGAAAGTTTGGAAAGCCGGAGATGGATTAGTCGGCGTTTCTGGCTCGTTCCGAGTTATGGATTTATTGCGTAAATCTGGCATTGGCGACCCATACAAAATCCGTGACTTTCTTTTGAGCAAAACCTCTGAACCCGGATTTCCCGAAGAACCAGATTGGGAAGTGCTCGTGGCAAATAAAAAAGGAATCTTTAGTATCGGCTCTGACTTTGCCGTGCTGAAATCAACCAACAACTATGGGGCAACTGGCGCGGCCGTAGATGCCGCCCTCGCTGCTTTGTTTGTCCTTGAGTGCGATAAAACTCTCGCCCCCAAAAAGCGTTTGGAACTGGTCGTGAACGCTGCGATTACCCACACCACAAATGCCCGACCACCGATTAGGGTCGTATCACTTTGACTTGGACTTTGGAATACGAGGTTCGCCCAGACTTCACTCTCAACAAAGAGCGAACTGTGCACCATATGAAGCGAGCCAAAATCGTAAAAGAGTGGCGAGCCGCTTTCTGCGAGTTAGCCCAACAAGCGATGGTCCCTCGTTTGGAAGTTATCGAAGTCGTGGCACAGCCCTATGTGCTGAATGCTCGCTATCGCCAAGATGTCGGCGCGTGTTTCCCATTAGTCAAAGCCGCTATCGACGGATTAGTTGATGCCGGAGTGCTGATTGACGACAACGCAAAAATCGTGACCAAACTAACTTTCCTAACTCCGCAGTTTGGAAAAGATGCCCTAGAATTGACGGTGGTTCCAGTCGTTTTGGGAGAGAACGAAACCGAATAAGCCCGCTTTTCCAAAGTCGGGGCGCTATGACGCTGTTCTAAAAATAAGCGTTTTGATATAGCACGATAAGATAAACCTCACTACACTAGACCCCACACCCCTAGAGGAAAGAGAACTAATGGTTTTAGAGCCACTACCCAACCGAGTGCAAGCAGACGAGAACGACTCGCCCGAAGTAGCATCGCTTCTTCAGCACATCAAAGACACCTGCGCGCAGATGCGTGACCACGAAAAGAAAGTCGTTGAGTTGGGTAAGGAACGCCGTCAGACAGTCACTCGTCTTCGTGACAAGGGCGTGACTTGGCGCAAGATTGCGGAGTGGGCCGGAACTACCGACCAAGCACTCTATAAACACCACAACCGAGAGTCTAAGTAAATACACTTACGCCTTACTAAACCCTAGTAAGATTGTAAGACTATGAGTTCGGCCCTACACGAAGCGGTATCAGCACTCGCACTTCGTTGCGATGGCGCACAAGAGCAAGACGGTCAGGGCTTTAATGGAACTGATGCCAAGTTTGGTAAGCAACTAGCCGAAACACCGATTGAGGCGTGGGGCAAAGAGATTGAACTCAAGGCTTACGAGATGCTCGCCAAGTATGCGAAGCAACTTTCGGTAGTTGGTATTTCGTATGCTGATATCGAGCGACCAGTTCTAGATAAGCCAAAGAGCCGACTAAGTGGACTTAGGGCGATTGACCTACGCAACGGCAAAATCATTGTCACGATTCCGTATGGTGATACAGCAAATCCCAAAGGGCCACTCGGCGCGTATTGGAATCGAGATGAGCGTGGTTGGGTAGTAGCCAGCAGTCGCTACGGCAAAGTGGAAACTTGGGCCGAGCAAAACGACATCAAAGTTAGCCAGCGAGCCAGAGATTTCCTTGCCACCGTTCCCAAAAACCTAGAAGACGAATACAACGGCAGAATCACGCTAGGCGAGGGCGAAATAGCAATCACCTTTGACTACAACGTTAAGTATCTAGAAGCCGTGCGACTAATCCCCGGTCGCCACTTCGATAAGCCGACCTCAACTTGGTTCGTGCCACTCTCATCAGCAAAGATGGTCAAGACTTTCGGCAAAGACAACAAGTTCTACATCTCCGATGATGTGTTGGCTCTCAAAGACCAAGAGGTTTCCCTAGCCCCTCGAATCCTCGTAAATAACAACTCGTTCGCTATCTCGTTTAATTACGATGCCACGCTGATTAGCCAAGTTCGTGAAATGCCGGGTTCGTCTTGGTCGCCAGAACTACGCCTATGGCTTATTCCAGTAGAAAGCGTTGCCGAGGTTCTCCGATTCCACGAAGAACACAACGCCAAACTCTCTAAGGAAGCAAAAGCACTTATTGAGGAAGCGGCTTCTGTCCAGCACATTATTGATGCGAGCGCGGCCAAAGATGCTGAAATAACCGTGCCGGGATTTGGCGGAAACGGCCTCAACCTTATGCCTTTCCAAAGGGCGGGCGTCGCCTACGGAATGCGAGCATTGGGATACGAATACCAAGAAGACAAGTGGGTTCGTGTCCACGAAAACCTAACGGGCGGTGGCGTTCTAATCGGTGACGAGATGGGCCTCGGTAAAACGCTACAAGGATTGGCGATGCTGAAAGCAACCGAAGCGTTCCCAGCCGTAGTTATCTGCCCGGCATCTCTCAAACTCAACTGGAAGCGTGAAGCAGAGAAGTGGATAAAGGGCGTAAAGGTCGCAGTCGTTAGCGGAACAAGTGGTCAGGTCGAACCCGATGCCGACCTTTATGTGATTAATTACGATATTTTGACCTACTGGGTCGAGAAGTTCCCAAAACTCAAGGGTCTTGTTCTTGACGAAAGCCACTACATCAAGAGTGGCACGGCACAGCGAAGCAAGGCCGCAATCCGATTAGCCGACAAGATTCCAAATGACGGAACTCGTGTCTGCCTATCGGGAACACCAGTCGTGAATGTTCCCCTTGAGTTGATGACCCAACTCCGAGTAATTGCCCGTCTAGATGATTTCGGCGGGGCGAGCAAGTTCCGTTCGCAATTCGGTCGCTCATCAAGCCGTTCGTTAGCGATGCTGAATCGCAAACTCCGTGCCTCTTGCTATGTCCGTAGGCGTAAAGCAGAAGTGCTCACCGAACTACCACCGAAGATGTGGTCAGAAGTCTTTGTTGAGGGCGACAAGGACATTATGAAGGAATACAAGAAAGCCGAAGCGGACATTATCAAATACCTAACCGAGATGGCTCTCAAGGCTGCTACGGAAAGTGGTGCTGATACGGAAGAGGCTCGCAAGGCGGCGTGGCAGAAAGCCCTACGCGCTCGTTCGGCAGAACACCTAGTCGCAATCTCTACCCTTAAGCAGTTGGCCGCCAAAGCCAAACTAAAGGCCGCCGAAGAGTGGGTGGGCGACTTCCTAGCCAACGACAAGAAGTTGGTCGTATTCGGTTGGCATACCGAAGTGGTGAATATGGTTTCGGATAAGTTCGCCAATGGTTGCAAGATTCAGGGTGGCGTTTCTATGGAGAAGCGACAGGTAGCCGTTGATAGTTTCCAAAACTCCGATGAGCAGAAAGTTATTGCTTGCCAAATCAAAGCCGCTGGCGTGGGTTTGACCCTAACGGCTGCGAGTGATGTTCTATTTATTGAGCAAGGCTGGACTCCTGCTGATATGGACCAAGCCGTTGACCGTTGCCACCGAATCGGGCAAAAAGACTCCGTGACTGGTTGGTTGATGATTACCAAAGACACGATTGACGAAGACATAGCGGCCCTAATCAACGCCAAGCGAGTAGTGGTGAATCAAGCCACAGATGGCGTTGTAGATGATGAAGAGCAAGAGAACTCTATGGTTGGCGACTTGCTTATCGGGCTCACCGAGCGAGGTTTAGCCAACGAAACCTAAAACGGCAAAACCCCCGGCACAAATGTCGGTCTTTCGGAAGAGGCATCACAGGCCGCTTCTATAGCAAGTTAACGCATCGAAGAGGCTTTAGCGGCGTAAAGCAAAAACATATAGTAATATTTTGTTCTATGGGAAGCGTTTATCAGCAGATTGAGGATTGGGTTCGCATCGCCAAGGGCGATGTGCTTGGTCACGATTTCCACGGGAACCAATACGCATCTGTTGGTAGCGCAAAAGAGTTGGCATCAAAAACTGAGTCATACGCTCTAAACGAAAATCGCTTTTCACCAGAAGAACGAATCAAGCAACACGAGGAACTTGCTGCTGGTCACGCAAAACTCGTAGAGTTCCACAAGGCCGCTGCCGATGAACTTCGTAAGTCAGTTGCTTCAGTTCCAACGCCCGAACTTGATAAGGCAATTCAGAACCTAAAGGATGTTCGCAGCGGCAAAATTGCGCCGAACGCTTTACCTGCCGAAGCATTGGGGCTTAGGGGTTTGGGTGGAACTTCTAGCGGTGGAATGACCAAACTTGTTGTTGCGCTGAACGACTTGGCGAGTGCTACACCCAACTCTCCAAAAGAACAAAAGGCTTTAGATAAAGCAAGTAGCGAACGAGACAACGTGGTTGGCTCGTTAGTCGCTACCGCCCAATCCCTCCAAGATTTTGTTCGCAGCGAAAACGAATACCTTGCTGGCGCAGCACCCCAAGACAAGGTTGCTTTATTTGAGTTAGGCGAACGCCTTGGGAAACAGGCTTTAGACGTTATTGACAAAACAACTGGCATTGGTTTGCGCCCGCCACACTCGGTTGAGTGGGGGGAACAGCCTTTTTGCGAAAACGCCGGAACTTTGACTTACAAAAATGGAAGCAAGGCCCCTAATCCGCTTTATTCTTGGGATAAAAACACGGAAGAAGAAATAAAAAATGCGACATCCAAGTTAGATGACGCCTCTAAATCCAAACTAGATGGAAAAGCGGCGGAGACTATTGCCGGTTGGATACCAAGCGAGGTTGGTTATAAGTCGGGTCGTGAAAAACTCACACCCGGAACAAGTGTTCCTATTCTAAAGGCCCCATCTGTTTCTGCCGACCACAACGGTTATCCAAACTCTTATGAGTCGTTATCAGACGATGGCTCGAAGCCTCTTATTAGCACTTCATTTTGGAAAGACTTTTTAGAACTAAATAAAGGCTCACTTCAACCTGAAACTGTCAACAGCATCCAACAGGAAATACGGTCTAACGCTGGTAATAGCAAATCGTAGTAGCCTTTAAGCACTATGACGATAAATGTTCGTGCTGAAAAGGTTGCGATTGATTCTATCAAGGCGCACCCATCCAATCCCCGT